CCGGACGGCACGCGCTACCGCACCAAGTCCGAGGCTCCTAGTAAGGTGCGCTCGTCGCTGATCGTCGGGGCTCGCAAGAAGAAGGTGACTCCGTTCAACCCGGGCAGCCGGTCGATGATCGCGGCCAACTTGCAGGACAAGTACGGCTGGGACCCTAAGGAGTACACCGCCGATGGGCGTCCCAAGGTGGACGAGTCCACGCTGAAGGGACTGGACTACCCCGAGGTCGAGCTGCTGCGCGAGTACCTCATGCTGACCAAGAGGCTGGGCCAACTGGCGGAGGGGCGCGAGGCGTACCTGAAGCTGGAGAAGGGAGGCAGGCTGTACGGCAAGGTCAACCACTACGGCACGGTGACGGGGCGCTGCACCCACAGCCGGCCCAACCTGGGTCAGGTGCCCAGTGTCCGGGCTCCGTTCGGTAAGGAGTTCCGCTCCATGTTCCACGCGCCTCCGGGGTGGAAGATGGTGGGCTGTGACGCCAGCCAGCTTGAGCTGCGGTGCCTCGCCCACTACATGGACGACCCGGACTACACCCGGGAGCTGTTGTCGGGTGACATCCACACCCGCAACCAGCACGCCGCCGGCCTGCCGACCCGGGACCTCGCCAAGGTGTTCGCCTATGCCGTGTGCTACGGAGCGGGTGCCGGCAAGCTGGGCCAGATCGTAGGGAAGGGCAGCACCGAGGGAGCCCGCATGAAGAAGCGGTTCCTCCGCAATGTGCCCTCGCTTGGCCGGCTGATCGAGCGAGTGCAGAAGGCTTCGGATCGTGGCTACCTCATCGGCCTGCTGGGTCAGAGGCTGCCTGTGCGCTCTCCTCACAAGGCGCTGAACACGCTGCTGCAAGGAGCCGGCGCAAGCATCATGAAGGTGGCGACCATCAACATGGCGAAGCGCCTTGCCAAGCTGGGCGACGATGTGCAGCAGGTGGCGCATGTCCACGACGAGGTGCAGTTCCTTGTCAAGGAGGAGCATGCTGAGTGGGTGGCGGAGCAGTGCGTGCTTGCCATCCGGGACACAACGAAAGACCTGAACCTGCGCTGCCCGATGGACGGCGAGGCAAGGGTGGGCAACAACTGGAGTGAAACACACTGATGACTAGACGAGCATTCATCGACGCGGACATGCCCCTGTACTCCATCGCCTTCTCGGTCGAGGAGCCGGTGGACTGGGGGGACGATATGTGGACCCTGCACGCAGACCTTGGGCAGGCGCGTGACCTGTTCACCCTGTGGGTGGAGAAGGTCAAGGAGGACCTGAAGGCCAAGGAGATGGTCCTCTGCCTGTCCGACCGTGCCAACTGGAGGAAGGAGCTGGACCCCGAGTACAAGGCCAACCGCGCCAAGACTCGCAAGCCTGTGATCTTCCGCCCTCTGCGTGACTGGGTCATCACGCGCTACAAGGCGATGATCGTCCCGACCCTGGAGGCCGACGACCTGCTGGGTATCCACGCCACCAAGACCAGTGTCATGGTCAGCGGGGACAAGGACCTTCGCACTGTGCCGGGGTTGCACTACAACCCCGACCGTTCCGACGAAGGGGTGGTGCATGTCAGCCCGGAGGAGGCGCACTACAACCACATGGTGCAGACGCTGACCGGGGACACGGTGGATAACTACAAGGGCTGCCCGGGTGTCGGGAAGAAGACTGCCGAGAAGCTGCTCGACGGCGTGGCCCCCGAGGACTACTGGTCCACCGTGGTGGCGCGGTTCGAGAAGGCCGGCGAGACTGCCGAGTTCGCTCTGCTGCAAGCGCGGCTCGCCTTCATCCTGACCAAGCCCTACTACAAGCGGAAGGAGGTGGTCCTGTGGACGCCGTGAATCACCCCGCCCACTACCGGCAGGGAGACATCGAGGCCATCGACGCCATCCGAGCCTCGATGCCCCCGACTGAGTTCGAGGGGTATTGCAAGGGACAGGTATTGAAGTACCTGTGGCGTTACCGCTATAAGGGTAAACCCCTAGAAGACCTGAAGAAAGCCGAGTGGTATCTTCAACTCCTCATCCGAGTGCTGACAGATGACTGACTACGAGAAGCAACTTCCCCCTCTGGATGCCACTGTGATCCAGGCTCTTGACGAACTGTTCCCGGTGCGCTACCCACCGCTCGACGCTCCCATTCGTGATATGTACTATGTCATGGGGCAGCGTTCCGTTGTGGAGTTTCTGATCGAGAAGCTGAAGCAGCAGGAAGAACGCGCCCTCGAAGGCGAATGAAAAAGGTCCTCATCAGTGCAGCAGTTATTCTCCCTCTGGCAGCGTCTTGTTCGCTGCTGGAGGATCTGTCCCAGGGCACGCTTAGTGATACCGAAGCTCAGGAGCTGCTGGTGTTCCAAGAGAACATCGCCGTCCTTGAGAAGCAGGTGGCAACGCTAGAGCAGCAGGCCCGGGACGCCGCCGCCGTCGCAGTCGAGGAAGCCAAGGACGGCAACCTCGCTGCGATGGGGGCGCAGGTCGAGTACATGCTCGACATCCAAGAGGCTCACGAAGCCACGGTTACGAAGTATGTGGCCGAGGTTGCGAAGGAGCGGAAGATGATGGACGAGGCGTTCAGCCGCGCTACCTCTGGCGTGCTGGGCGTCGTCGGTCCTTTCATCCCTGCGCCGGTGCAGCCCTTCATTCCCTTCCTCTCCTCCGTCGCCGTGCTGGCCTTCAGCACACGCGCCCGCAAGCACGCCGGCAAGGCGCTGCTGGCTGGAGCTAAGGGAAACCTAGGTGAGATGCTGGCTGCCCTGGCTAAAGGCGTAGGCTGGAAGCACTCCAATGAAACCCCTGCCGGCGTGCTGGCCGGTGCCATCTCTGTGGCAAAGCAGGGAGTGGCGAAAGGCACGGTCACCCAGGCAGAGCTGAACGCACTTATCGAAGCCCAGCAGAAACTGGAGACTGCCTGATGTGTATGTCCACGCCTAAGATCCCGCCGCCGCCGGCAGTCCCTCCCCCTCCCATCCCTCCGCCGCCGCCGGCACGGACTGCCCAGCGGATGAGTAACCCGATGGCGACGGGCATGACAGATGGGGGCATGCTGCGCCGCACTGGTAAGCGGGCGCTAACTATTCCCAAGTCCACCGGGGTCAACTACTGATGCACAAGACCGCTCGCGCTCTGTACTCCGCGCTGGAAGGGGATCGTCACATCTACCTCCAGCGTGGTAGGGACTGTGCCAAGCTCACGATCCCGACGCTGTTGCCGGAAGACGGCGCGAGTTCGGCCACCGTGTTCCGCACTCCCAACCAGAGCGTGGGTGCCCGGGGTGTTACCAACCTGAGCAGCGCCCTGATCCTTTCGCTGCTCCCCCCGAACCAAACCTTCTTCAGGCTGACCATCGACGAGGTTGCCCTGCAAGAACTGGCTGCTGTCCCCGAGGCCAAGGCCGAGCTGGACATGAGCCTTGCCTCCATCGAGCGTGCGGTGATGCGGGAGATCGAGGTCAACTCGTTCCGCGTCTCGCTGTCCGAGGCACTCAAGCAGCTCATCGTCACGGGCAACGCTCTGCTCCACATCCCCAAGTCTGGGGGCATGCGGGTGTTCAGGCTCGACCGCTATGTGGCCGAGCGTGACCCGATGGGGAACCTGAAGACCATCGTCATCAAGGAGGAGGTCGCGCCCTCCACCTTGGACCCGGCGATTCAGGAGCTGATCCAAGGGCACGCCACCTACGACAAGTCCCGCAACGCCGTGGACCTGTACACCTGCGCCAAGTGGCACAGCGGCAAGGTCTACATCCACCAAGAGGTGTGCGACACGGTCATCCCTGGCAGCGAGGGAGAGTACGACCAAGACCGCAGCCCGATGATGGCGCTGCGATTCGTGGCCGAGCAGGGCTCCGCGTATGGCAGGGGCTATGTCGAGGAGTATTACGGGGACCTCAACAGCCTCGAAGGACTGAGCCGCAGCCTCGTCGAAGGAACCGCCGCAGCCTCGAAGGTGCTGTTCCTGTGCAGCCCGAACGGGACCACCCGTGCCCGCGATGTCGCCAAGTCTCAGAACGGAGCGATCATCAGCGGCAACGCTCAAGACATGACGGTCTTGCAGATGCAGAAGTACAACGACTTCCGCGTCTGCCTTGAGACGATCAACATCATCTCGGAGCGCCTGAACTACGCCTTCCTGCTGACCGAGACTGCGATCCGAAAGGCCGAGCGCGTCACGGCAGAGGAGGTGCGCCTTGTGTCTGCCGCAGTTGAGCGCAGCCTTGGCGGGCTGTACTCAGTCCTTGCTCAGGAGTTCCAGCTCCCGCTGGTGCGGCGAGTGATGGACCGCATGACTAAGTCTGGGAAGCTGCCGCAGGTTCCCAAGAAGTACATCCAGCCCACCATCATCACCGGCGTGGATGCGCTGGGGCGTGGGCAGGATCTGCAACGGCTCGACACCTTTGTGTCTGGGCTTGCTCAGGTGCTAGGCCCCGATGCCCTGCGCCACATCAACATCTCCGAGTATCTTCGCCGGCGAGCTGCGGCTCTCTCCCTCGACACCACCGGACTAGTGAGGTCCGAGGAGGAGCTGGCTGCTGAAGCACAAGAGGCACAGCAGCAGGCAATGCTGGCGCAGACAGTCCCGGGCGTGGCGTCTCAAGTCGCAGGCGCAGCGGCCCAAAACCAACTACAACAGTAAGCCATGGTAGATCGAATCGAGGTCCAGTCCTCCCTCTCCACTAACTCTGAGTCCACTGAAGACACCCCGATGGATCAGGTTGTTCAGCCTGATCGTCCTGACTGGCTACCTGAGAAGTTCGAGTCTGCGGAGGCAATGGCTGCTGCCTATGCGGAGCTGGAGAAGAAGATGGGCGGAGGCACGCCCGAACCTGAGGAGCCTGAGAAGTCCGAGGAGTCCGAGGAGCCCACCCTCACCTCGGACACGCTGGCGAAGTACAGCGAGAAGTATTTCACGGACGGGCTAGGTGAGCAGGACTACGCCGAGCTGGAGAAGATGGGCATCTCCCGCGAGCTGGTGGCTCAGTACGCCGCCGGCATGGAGGCCCTTCAGGATCGCCAGACCCAGTCCGCCTACCGCATCACTGGAGGGCAGGACAACTACGAAGCCATGGTTCAGTGGGCCGGCCAGAACATGACCGAAGCTCAGGTCATGGAGTTCAACCAGTCGGTGGCCGGCAGCGACCCCGCCAAGATCGAGATGGCCGTCAAGGGGCTCTACGCCCAATACCAGCAGTCCGAAGGCAAGGAGGCGAACCTTGTCCAGGGATCGACCAGCAGCTCTGGCGAGGGGGTGTTCCAGTCCACTGCCGAGCTGATGCGGGCCATGCAGGACTCTCGCTACGAGAAGGACGCCGCCTACCGCAACGAGATTATTCAGCGACTTGCAAGGTCTAGCGCCCTCTGATGTGCTAGGCTTTTTGTACGAACTTCTGCCGCTAGACCCAGGGCCGGTTACGACCGACAACCTTGACGCCGAAGGTAAGCAGTCCGACATCTTCCTTTTCCTCTGTCTCTCTAACCAAAAGTAGATAGCTATGGTTCTCAACAGCATCTCTTTCGGCGGTCAGAATCAAGGTTCGGGTGCTTGGTCCGGGACCTTTGAAACTCAGAACGCCCTCTTCCTCAAGGTCTTCGGCGGCGAGGTGATGGCTGCTTTCGAGAAGTACACTGTGACTTCCGACAAGCACCGCATCCGCTCCATCTCCAGCGGCAAGTCTGCCCAGTTCCCCTTCACTGGCCGTACCACGGCTCGTCGATTCAAGCCGGGTTCTGACATCCTTGTCGATGACGCCCAGTCCATCGGCGCTGGTGCGGGTCAGGCGCTCGTCACTCCTAAGCTCCTCGGCCAGATCAAGGCGTCCGAGAAGGTCATCAACATTGACGACCTGCTCATTGCGACTTGCTTCATCGACGAGCTGGATCAGGCCAAGTCGCACTATGACTACCGGGGTCCCTTCAGCCGCGAGCTGGGGCGGGCGCTGGCGTTCGAGTTCGACACCAATGTCCTGAAGACGGCGCTCAAGTCTGCCGCTGATTCGAC